TCCCAAATAATCTGCCAATTATCAACAATTGCGTTAAAATCATCCATAGTCAAATCTCCTGATACAATGATATTGCGTCGCTGAGCCTCATTACCTAAAGCAGCTAGATGGTCATCCCAATACTCTTTAAGTCTGCCGGAGACTTGTTTGCTACTACGCCGGACATATCGCATTATATTTTTAATGTGTGAGTCCTCCAATTCAGTTATAGGAACTTCCGGCCCGCCGCCAGATCTCCAATATCCTGGTCTGCTCATAAATCAAATTTATCCTTAAATTCAGTTAATATTTCATTAGTGTCATTCTTAATCAAAGCTGCGGCCAATCCAAACAATTCAGGGTCATCCTTACAATAATAGGCTAAAGCGCTATTTATTTTTTCATCGGCGGAGGTCTCTGATCTGCTAGTAATAATCTGCGCATCATCTAAATTTTTTACACCTAAAGGAACTTGCTGCCTATGCACCAGAGCACAGTTATATAAAGGGGTAATCTTATGAATCTGTCCTTCACTATCGGTGTCATAATAGACATAGATTAATGGCTTATTAGTTTGATCTTTGGCCCATTTTAGCGTTTCCTCGACATCAAAGTTATTAGCCAAATCACCCCTAAAATCAATTTCAAGGCTAGTTCTAAGTACCGGAAAAGGAACTTGGAACAAAGATTTACCGTCACAGTAAAGAACGTGTTTCTTATGTTTGAACTCGGATTTATCGTTGATACCTAAGCTTCCAGGATAACCTACATAAGCTTCTTTACCAGGGCCGTAAGCCTTTATCTCCGGGGCAAAGTGCAAATCACCAGCTATAACTCCTTGAATATTGGGAAAGTTATCAAACAGTCTAAGCTGATTATAGTCAATCATCTTTTTACGGTCAGTTTTTTCAAATAATTGAGGAAACTGACAATGTAAGAACAGCCATAGTACATTCTCAGGCTCAGTATGTTCCTTCAACCTCTCCACTAATTCTTCGACACTAACTGTGGAATAATCAAAGTAATCAATCCCAGCGAAACAAGGTTCGACGGTTACAGGTGAAATCTGGCTAATATGTACCCAGGCCTCACCTTTAAGCGGCTTATCATGATCACCGGCAATACCCACAGTCTGAATACCATGCTTCTTAAGTTCCTCGACAGTATTGGTGATAAAAGCAATAGTATGAGGTTTAACGTAATTATTACTTTCAAACATATCACCAGCGATAACTAAATACTCAACTTTGTATTCAATAGCCATTTTAGCTAAGTTAACAAAATTAGTATTCATATCCTCTTCCAACTCAGGCATAAGATATAGCCGCTTACCTAAATGGACATCCGCAGTGGCAATAAATGAAGGGCTTTCTATTCCTGGCTTTAAGTTAAAAATAAGTTCGTTCATTAAGAAAATGGGGGTGAGGAGCTTAAAACTCCCCACCCCTAATTAATCCGCTTACAACCGACGTTCGATGACATCTACCTCTTGTCGAATAACCTCATCTCGTTTAGGCCCGGAAGCAATCAGTTCACCATCAGGTGTTCTGGCTTCCCATTCCTGGCGTTGATGATCAAACTCAACATTACTGGCTCTGCTCACTTGCATATCCCCCAACCCCATATTCTTGAGTTGATCGGAATAAACAGCGTGAATAGTTCCGTCAGAAGTAACTTTAACTTTCATAGCAGTTACTCTCAACATTCAGTCGTTGATGATCCACAGGCTCATACAAAGAGGCTGTGGCTTCGCGGGTATTTTCGTCAGCAACACCGAGGGCAGCTTCAATACCGCCGGTCAGTGCTTGGCAGTTCGTTCCGGCTCCGACAACATCTACCAAGGTAGTATCGCCGTTTTTGGCGACTTTGAAGTGAATTTTTTGTTTAATTGTAGTCATGATGGGAATATTACGTGATTGTGGTTAATAGTGTAAAGGTCGTTTCCTACGCCCAATCTATTCTTATAGCATTGGGTTGCAAATCTGACATAAGACTGATGGATGCGCGGCTCGAGATCGGTAAAAAACATTGTCGTCTGTACCTTAGCAGTCCATACATTATAATTGGCGTCAACCAGTTTGAGTGAATTTGGCACAATACTAACTTCATCAGCCCTTGGGATTTCCCCTAAAAACCAGTTGATTAAAGCATCCTCAACCTTCCGTTGAACCAAATCCGGAGCAGGCAAAGGTTTTACTTTGTTTCTAATATTATGCTGCACCGGCTGCCCCGGCCTCCAATCAGTAACGATGGAGGCCGCAGGCATAGCAGGATTGCGCCATTTAGTCACGTCAGTGTGTTCAGGCATAATTATGCGTTCTTTTCGCCGTAAATGCTGATGGCACCGTCTTGTTCCACTTCCCGAGAAGTGACATATCCGTCAAACGCAAACTTGTCCTCGATCACGGCCAGGCTGTACTCCTGCTTCAGGTTGTCGATTCCGCTGCCCAACGTCTTGCTGATGGAGCCGTCGTAGAAGTCACCCATAACTTCCAGCTCGCCAGTCTTATCGTTAAACACCAGACCGAGATCGTAACCAGAGTTGGGGTTAACTGCAATCAGGTCATACACCGTAGACCGGGCGCTGTCTCCGGGATAAGTGCGGATTTGGGATTTCTCCTTGGTCGTCCAACCAAAAACGGACAAAGCCCGCTTGAATGCTTCCAGTTGCTCGGTTTTGAATTTCGCTTGAATTTTTACAGTATGAGACATATTTGTTTAAGTTGTTTAAGTTGTTATTGTTGTTGATCACCGATGAGTTTTTTGACTTCCTCTACCAGAAGTTCATCTTCTGGTTGAATTGCCATGTCGACTATTTTGAACTTACTATTCCATATATCCATTTCCAAGCGTTTAATCATATCATCCTTGGTCAAGGTATAAGTTTTTCCTTTTTCGTTTTCCGTATCTCCAGTGACTATGAACATTCTGGAGTTGGATTCTCGCGTCTTGGCTAAACTAGCTTTATACTCATATTTTACGTTCGTTAATACTGCTAATGCTTCACAAAATGGCAGGCTGAGTATTTCAGTACTACCTGCCAATTTCAAATATACCACCGAATTAGTGTACGGCATCCCTTGAATAACTACCATATTTTTATTTTGATTTATTAAGGTTACAATTCAAGGTCCAACCTGCGGGTATATTCGCCGGTTAATTCATCAATATCGGTGATTGCTCTGGCCGTTTCTAGCGTAGTATTAACTGCCACACTTAGTCTAGCCAAAGCCGCAGCATCATCTTTGAAATTAGCTCCCTTACTTACCAGAGCTTTAACCGCTTTCAGATTCTGTTTAACTTTATCATCATCCAAAAAGTCAAGAGCGTCAAAACCCTCAATTACATTACGAAGAGTTTTTAGATTAGTTTCCGTAACAACTTCTTTGCTTTGAATCTTATTAGCAATGGTTTCAAAAGTCTTAATGATCTCTTCTCGCATAGCCAAAGCGCTGTCCTTAATGAACTTTTGCATTTGGTCTAGCTGAAGCTGATACTGCTCTTTCATTAATCCTTCGTACTTGACCTGAGCTGCTTCCATTGCCAAATTCTGGGCAATCAAGTCATTAGCTGTCACCTTTTCCATCCTCTTCGGGAAAGCCACCTCATAAACTGAAACGGTGAAACCAAACTTAGGCCGAACGTCTTGAATCGGTGGATAATAAGGGAGCAGATTATCTTTATATTCAGGATAGACTTTGAACATCTTTTCCTTGTACTGTTCGTACTCAGTTAAGAATAACTCCACTTCCTCCATATAAGCGACACGCATCTCCTCCAAACCCGCCAAAACCTTAATCAGTGCTTTTTGCGGCACGAAATGGGCGTCAGCGATGGGAAAGGAATGAGAATTATTAAGCAGATAGGCCCGGGCTTGAGATTCTAGTCTAGAAAATACTAGCCTGACATCATCAGTAAACAACGCCTTCTTCCCCAAGGTTATGAACTCAGGAACGTGTTGGTTGTCCTTAAGTTTATCCAATCCCAGGTCATGTTCGGTGGCGGAAACGGTCATAGCCCACTTAGAGACGTGGACCTGTACTAATTTACCAGACTGGAACAATTTTTTAAATCGTTTATCCAGGTCTGGGATTTGCATATTTTTCATGATTTTATCTTTGAAAAGTAAAGGGTTAGGGTGCGATGAAACACCCTAACCCAATACGTTGATTTAGCTAATGTCCAACTCGCGGTTTTGATCCCCGTCCGCTGGCCGGGTAGTGGGATTTTCAACCAACGTAAACATACGAGAACCACCGGTACTGGAGGCTACCCGAAGTTTGTTCACTGCCTTCCCCCGCATAACCTCGATTTCCTCCGCTGAGGTTTTACTCAACGGATTAGTCGAAGCGATTTCATCCAACAAGTCGGTCTGGGTAAACTCCTGACCGTCCCGATCAAAACGGGTAAACATTGTGGCCTTAATCGACTCTTCAATTTCAGCACCGGTAAACCCATCAGTTCTCTCCGCCAACTTTGGAAGATTGAGCTTAAGGGTTTCAGCACTCCGACCGTAACGCTTCAGCAGAACGGAGAAAATTCTCACCCGTTCTTCTGGGGTCGGCAAGTCCAACCAGAATACCTCGTCGAAACGCCCTTTACGAATAAACTCGGAAGGCAGACGCGTATGGTCGTTTGATGTAGCGATAACAAACACCGGAGTTTTATGGTCAGACAGCCAAGTCAGAAACGTGGCAAAAGACCGTGAACTGGTGCCGGAATCTCCTTGTCCTGACGTAGCCGCCCGGTTAAGGGCTTTCTCAATTTCATCGATGAACAACACACACCGTCCAATGCTGTCTACAGTCTCCGTTACCTTTCTGAAGTTGCTCTCGGTTTCACCGACCCGAGAACCGAACAACGAACCAATATCCAATGTAAACAACGGGAATCCGAATTCGTTGGCGGTAGCTTTGGCGATGGCGGATTTTCCGGTTCCAGGAATACCACACAGCAGTACTCCCTTGGCATAAGTCAATCCATAATCCCGGGCCGCAGCGCTATAAGCTTTGGTACGAGTACGAATCCATTTCTTCAATCCGTCCAAACCACCAATATCATCAAACGTGATATCGGGTTTAACGTATTGAATGAGTCCGTTACGCTTCACTTGCTTGACTTTCTCACCAAACACCGACTTAATAAATTCCGGATTAAAGTCGTGGTTCTCGATAATAGCCAATGAACAAGCGTCGTGGGCTTCACTGAAGGTCAAACCTTTCAACGCCTCAATCGTGGCCAACTTAACGTCAGCTGTGAGTTCCTTAGTCGGCAGCTCTTTTTTTACGTTCTTGTCATTGAAGAGCTTAACCACCGACATCAAAATTCCCTCCAATTGCTTTTCCCCCGGCAAGCTGAAATCCAGAATTTGAATTTCCTTTTCAAGTTCAACCGGGATTTTCACAATCGGAGAAACAAAGACGATCATGTTTCCCTTGCTCTTCAAAAGCTCGATATTATTTCGAATCGGCCGAATAACACCAGGAGCTTCAATGAAAGGATGAAAATCCTTCATAATGATTACATTACGACCAGAAGTTTCGGTTACGGGCAGCTTAGCAACGTTTTCAATTACATTAGCCGGGCCGTAATCAACACCTTGACTAGGAACGACCTTATCCCAAGAACCGGCCGGCTTTTCCGTGCTCTTGGTATGTTTCTCAAGCAAACGTTTACTATCCCAACTATAGACAGTAACTTTATACTTGGTATCAGCCAAAGCATTGTTGATTGCGTGAGTAACCCGGCCTTCCTCGTGTGTGTGAACCCAAAGCAATGGGTAACTGGCCCGGAGATAGTTCAAGAACTTATCTTCGAATCCAATGACCGTTTTTTCTTTTTTTGTTTCAGTTTTATTTTCAGTAGTAGCCATATTTGTTGTTTTATTTGTTTTGCGCATTATTCGGTTAATAGATTAGATATTTTTTTATCGAGCTCAGGATCATATTCTTGGGCTTGTAATTTCAAAGCCACTAGTTGTGATTTGCTCATCCCCGCCAATTCAGTGTCACTAAGGGAAACTACTTCTTCTAGACTAACATCTGCAACAGGAGTATCTTCGAATTTTTCAACAGTACAGTCATTTTCTTCCGGTTGCCCTTCAGGCAGCAGTTCCAAATCTTCTACAAAAACAAGAGTACTTAGACCCTCTTCCTCAGCATCAAAATTAACGGAAACATGGTTATCGGTAAGAATAGCGCTTACCGTTCCAGTTAAATTAAGAAATTTGTGATAGGGATGTGACGATAAGTAAGACTGGGCAAATATAATTCGATGCCCTGGTTTAATTGATTTTTTCAGCATTTTCAGGCAACTTTCGCTTTTTACTGACCGCAACCCCAGACACGTAAATTCCTTTTGGCTTTTGCAATTTACGTGGTTTATTCTTGGGTTGGTAATGAATGGTGGTTCTTGACATAGTTAAGTTTAAAGATTAGCATAAGTTAATCATCAGCAAAGAATAGTATTTTAATGAGAGTTATGAAATAGAAACAGCAAGATTGAAATTGATCTAATATGACTGACAGCACCATTGCCATCCCATCACCTCGATAATTTCTATGCTTTCTCTGCATGACTCCTTTGACAAGATAACCTCGTTATTCAAACAAAAAGACAAACGTTCACAATTCTTAGCAAGACAGTTGCTATTCTTGAATAATCCTTTATCCAAGCTTGTAGAGACGTATTTGTACAATAACGAAGGGCAACCGCAGAAGTTGGACAAGTTCCCAATGATGCGGGCCATTTACGATGGAATTCCAGGAAAGTTGTTGTTAAAGTGTAGCCGAAAAACACTAAAATCCACTTTGATTAGCAATATTATAGCATTAAATTTAATACGGTATAACTATTACCGTATGATGTATGTAGCCCCTAATGAACAAGCTACTAAACGATTTTCCCACGATTACTTAAGTGCCAGGTTTGCTAGCCCTCCCTTAGCCAGAATTATAACCAAGCTTTCAAAAAATGACGTTTATGTTAAGGAAGTAGATGAGACCAAGAGTAATATTATATTAACCTATGCCTGTGATGACGCTAATCGTACTCGCGGTCCTGCTACCGACCAAAACGTATTGGACGAGGTGCAAGGTATAAATTTGGATGTAATTCCCATTGTTAATGAAACTATGGCGATCAGCCAAATCAAAAGAGAAATCTACGCTGGAACACCTTTAACCACAGATAATACCATTAATGTCCTTTGGCAGGGAGCGCATCAAATGGAATGGGTTA